AGAGAAATAGGGGTAACATTGTACAACCTCACCCCAACTTCCATACAACAACTAAAGCACAATGTCAAGTAATTTAACAAAGCAGACCGACCAGTCGGTTTATTTAGCCTGTATTGAGATTGAATCTCATCTAGGGGGGTGTAGGGTGGATTCAGAAGGGGAGGGGTAAGGTATTAGATACCCTTGCAAAGTAACCGTAAACGACTAACTTGCTAGGATTAAATAGTAATAATTTAATACCTTATATTTAATAATCAATGTTTTAAAATATTCCTGTAAACGACTAATATTGCTGAAGTTATAGAGATTTTGCATCTTCTATTTTGTAGAGGTTTTTTACTAGACGACCAATCCAAGAAATTGGTGGTATTTTATTAATATTTACCAGTAAATTAGACGTATGCCGAGATATGATTATAGATGTTTAGAGTGCGATGAAGTATTTGAAGTCGAACACAAGATGTCCGATGAAGCATTAGAATTATGTTTATGCGAAGATGAGAAATTTCTCGTAGAAAGATTACCATCTAAGCCAATGCTTGTCATAAATACTAAAAGTACAATGACAGATAGGAAATTATACGACGAATTAGACATCGATAAGTAAAGATGTTCGACTATTGCTCGTTTGTCCAAAAAAAATGTCCGTTTGCTGCTAAGCGAGGAGATTTAACTTATTGTGGGTTACACAAAGGATATACGTTAGCAGAAAATCGAGTAGATTATCTTAAAGTTTGTCCAAAAGAAAAATTGAAAAAGAGGAAGTAATGGCTAGAAAAGGATTATACGCAAATATACACGCAAAGCGTAAAAGAATAAAAAGACAAAAAGCTAGTGGTGCAAAGAAAGTCGAAAGAATGCGTAGTAAAAAAAGTAAATATGCACCAACATTAAAACAATTTAAAGCAGCTGCTAAGACTGCAAAAAAGAGGAGATAATTATGCCAAGTGGTAAAGGAACATACGGAAAAAAAGTAGGACGCCCAAAAAAGAAGAAAAAGGGTAAAAAGAAATAATGGCAATTACCTATAGAGGGCAACGATTCAGGGGATATAATAAACCTAAGCGAACACCTAAGCACCCAAAGAAATCACACGCTGTACTAGCAAAGTCTGGTAGCAAGATTAGGTTGATCCGTTTTGGACAACAAGGTGTAAGTGGTGCTGGTAAGAAGCCAAAGAGTAAAGCGCAAAAAGCAAGACGCAGGTCATTTAAAGCTAGACATCGCAAGAATATAGCTAGAGGTAAAATGTCAGCAGCGTATTGGTCTAACAGAGTTAAATGGTAGAAAAAAGTATATACAAAAAACCCAATGGTGCAGGTAAAGGCGACAAGCCGAGAATAGGTATTTCCCAAAAAGAGTGGGAAAAGAAGTGGGAAAGAATATTTCGCAAGAAGGATACCCCTAAGAAATGAGGGGGTTCACATCACAGGACAGACGTTCAAATGGGGCTAAAAAAACTCGACAAGGCAATAGCCATAATACGAAACGAGGAACTAAGCTATCTAAAAAATACTATAAGAAAAAATATAGAGGACAAGGTAAATGAGTAATATTGAACTAAAGAAAGCCAATCAAATGGCTGCTATTGACTTATTGATTAATAATCCAGAGCTAAATAAAACAGAACTCGCTAACGAGTTAAATATGACACCTCAAACAATCCACAACTGGTTTGCAGATGACAGGTTTGTAGAAATGTATTATAAAAAGTATATGGTTTCTTTTAACGCAAAACTTCCTATGGTATTAAATAGTATGGTTCGAGAAGCTGTTGAAGGTAACGTACAGGCAGGTAGATTAGTATTAGAGCATTCTGGTAAGTTGGTTAAAAATATCAACGTAACAGTAGATAGTCCATTTGAAAAATTCTTAAAAGCTACTGAAATAGATGCTACTGAAATTATTGATGTAGAAACCGAAGAAGTAAAAGAAGCTATTGGTTCTCTACCAAAAAGAAATCCACAAAACGATAAGCCATTAGAAAGAAAGAAAGACGAAAAGAAAGCATTGGAAAAAATTAAAAAAGGTAAAAAACCTTATCGTCAAAAAAGAAGGGAAGATAGAGCAGATAGATATGCGCTATTGCAACGTGCTAAGAAAGTTGGACTAGACCCATTACCAGCTAAACGCCCTACGAATAACGAAAGAAGAAAGTGGTTAGAAGAATTAATTGCTAGGGAAGATTCTAAGAAATCCCAAACTCGTCAGGCATAATATCATACTTATCAAACATTTCTGACATCTCTAAAGAAGTTTCCATAAAGTCTGCAATATCTATAGATGTTTTTTCGACTTGTCCTGAAGGAGCAACTTTCTGACATATAAAACCCAAAAGCTCATTGTTGGCGTGAGAAATCTCACGAAGCTCTTTTATCATTTTAAATATTTCTTTAATTAAATTGTCCATTAGATTTCAAAAGTTTTACTACTTAGCTTACGCATTTTTACTTTTAATTGCGATTGTATTTTTTGCTCTAATGCTTTCATTCCTTTTTTAAATTGCTTTCCTAGCATCTCATCTGATGACAAAATAAACGGCAACTCATCTTTTCCTTCTACTAGGTCATCTTCATTATAAAACCATTTTCTCATAACTCCATCTCTAGTATCTCCAGAAGCGTGAAAAGCTCCATAAAATTTTCCATCTCGACTAGCTTTATTGTAGTCTGGTCTTATTATAACTGTATTTGTTGCTTCGTTGGTAAAGATTTTTGTTTGTATAGAGCTTTTAAGATTTCCAGTAAAAACCATCTTTGTATTTTTACCTAAACTCTTTCTATACGCTTCATACTCTTTGTCTTTGTAGTCTGGATAACTTTTTCCGTTTATATCTATTCCAGACTTAAAAGATTTTTTTACTTTTTGTAAAGCTCCACGACCTATAGGTTTGATTAGATTATCAAATATTAACTTTGGGAGTTTTTTGCCTTTGATTTTTTTAAAAGATACGTTAGTCGATACTGTTATCTTCATCTTCTACTACCTCTACTGGTGCTTCTGGTAACGATGTGCCATTGGCATCTTTATTTTCATCTATGATTTTCTGCGCTTGTTCTACAGTTAAATCTTTATTTTCATCTGCCATTATTTTTGCTTCAGTAGTCAGGTTATGCTTTAATTGATATTCACTTAGCATAATCCTATCTTGAGTAGTCATCGGATATTCGACTTCAGAGAAATCGACTTTAAATCGTTTAGGTTCTGGTAACCCTAAGCTATTTACTTGGGATAAAGCATATTCTACTTTATAAAAATCTTGTTCATACTGACGATATAATTCTTTGTCGTCCATAAAATCTTCGTGGCGTTCTAAGTCTTTAATCATTAGCGATATACCACTAGGTACTTCTCCACCAGATTGTGCGAAGGTAACAAATAGATGATTATTTAACGCCACTAATTCTATTTGCCATTTAATGTTTTCAATAACATCTCTTACATTTCCTTGTGGAGCAACAATATTATAGTTACTACCCTCTGGCAAAGTTAAAATTTCGTCTGAACCTGCTCTTACATTAGAATTATCAGATATAAGTCCAGTTACTACTGGCTGTCCAAACATTTGGAAACGTAATCCTAGTTGCATTTCAGTCATTGTAATATTAATATGCTCATTTGCAGATACTAAATCTGTAGCACCCTCAACAAAGAAAGAATCTAATTGTTCTTCTCTGTGAGTAAATACAAAAGGTAATACACCTAGATTGTGTTCTATTTCATCAAACACATCTCCATTGTCATCAAACTTTATACATCTTTCTGAATCCCAGTAAGCATATTTTAATTCCGTTGTATCTGATAAGTCTGCGTGTCCGTGCATCATTGGATAAACAATAGCTTCTGGTTTATAAGGGTTGTCGCCAAAGTATGGCTCAAAATAATAAATAGGACGATAATCAAATTTCTGTTCTTCTTCATCGAACATAACATAAGTGGCACACGTACCAATAAGTCTAGTCATACGTTCCATTTGTTTCATACGAGCATTCTTCTTTTCAGTCATCTCGTCATATTTCTTAGTTACGTTTCTTTTAGCACCAATCGTATATATCTTGGACATACGATTTACAAATTTTTTCACGATATTAGTATTGTAATGAGGAATTTCTTGGAATGCGTCAGACTTAAAATA